CCTAATTTCAGTCTGCATTTCGTCTACTTGTCTTGCAGTTAATAATCCGTTTTCATATACCCACTCTGTTCCTTCCATAATTCCGTTAACGAAAGCTTCAGGAGCAGAAGGGTCTGCAACGATATCACCTGCTGTTGCAAGTTGAAAGTCATCTTTAACATATTGAGAACCACCTTTTTGTTCTAGTGAACCTAGACCTCTAGATGAAACTCCTAATTTAGCACCATCATCAATCAAATTTCTTACGATTTGACCATTGGGTGTGCTTAAAATTTTTGCACGTCCCACGTAATTATTCCCATCTTCTTCTAATTTGGTAATTAAGTGTGACACTTTGTCAAGATTGATAGTCGGGCCGTCAGGGTGTCCTAACTCACCGAATGCTCTATCTTTCTCAACGAATTCTTTTACATAACGTCCTACCTCTTTCTGCATTACTTCTTTAGGGTAAACACGTCCATTTCTGTTCTTTATTTCAGACTGCATGAAGATACCTTCAATAAAGTATTCTTTTTGTCCTTTTTCGTTCTCCTCTACAATAATTGGAGAAACACTGTAGTCATTAAACTCTGATATTAATTTCATTGAAAATTTCCTCTATGTCTATGTTTTCTTCTTCTGACATTTGTTTTATGACTTCTTTCATACCTTTCATTTCTTTCTCTGCAGACTTTAAGTTTTTATATGTTGCACCTCCGAAGTCTTGTCCATCTACGTATACATGAACCTTACCTCTGTATTCAGTGTAAGTGATATTAATCTTCTTACCACCAATCTTTACAACATCAGTTTTCAGGTCTTTATGACCACGTGGCAACTTAAATTTTGCCTCACGTAATTCGACTGATATCTCTGCAAAGGATTTCATTACTCTTCAGCTTCACCAGTAGGTTCAGGTTGTTTATCCATCCAGTCTACTTGCATTTCAACACGTTTCATGTCTATTGCTTCTGCAGACTTCTGTTTGATTCCGTCAAAAACTTGTGCTTTTGCAGTATCCAACTTACCTTGTTCTATTGAATCTACTATTTCTTTTGCTATTTCACTACTCATTTATTAAAATCCTCCGAAGTCATCTTCACTTCCTTCATCTGATTCAGACCCACCTTCATCGGTAATCTGTTTATCAATTAATTTAATGTCTTCTTCTGACTGTCTTAACACATATTTTCTTACCCATTCTTTTGAGTAATATTGTCCGACATAATCAGAAATATTTGAGAGAGTATCTATTCTCTCTCTTATGATTTCTGCATCTTTCAACTCTGTAAAGTGATTGTCCGTTGCATAATCATATTGAATGAAGTCTTTGATTTTATCAAACTCTTCACCACTTACGATTTCCTTAAGAACTAATTGAGTCTTAAGAATATCTGTAAAAACTCTTGCAAACTTCTTCTGAAGTCTGTTTGTGAACTTATTAAATTTAAGTTCATCTCTAGAAATCTCAGAAGCACGACCCATGTTAAATCCATTGTCGGCTTCCATTCTAGAAGCAGGAACATTTAATGACTGATATAGTTTCTTCTTAAAGTATTCTATATCGTCTATATCTGCAAGGTTTTGTCCACCAGGCAGGGTAGTAATCTCTGTTCCTCTACCACCTTCTCTTCTAGGCAACCAAAAATCTTCTAACATACTCATATGTTTTCTATCATCTTTGATTTCACCTGTATCTGCATTATAGACTAACTTGTTCTTGTATCGGTTCATAACGTCTGCAAGATACTGTTCTGCCTTTGCTTTTGGAAGGTTTCCTACGTCAATGTAGAAAATTCTTCTTTCAGGTGCTCTTGAAATCCTATAGATAACAAGTGCATCTTCCATCATTGATAACTGATTTGCAGTCTTCAATGCTTTATGCAGATATCCGATTACAACATTTTTAGTGTAATCTAATAAACCCGAAGTTGTGTATGTCACAGCTTCAGGTGCAATTTTGACTGTAGTCCCCTCTGTTGCAGTGGACTTATCAAAACCTTTATCATTGAAAAGATAAAACTCTTCAATTTTCTTAATTCTGTCGACCTTTGTCTTAGGGTCTTTCTGTTTTTCTATGTTTCTGACCTTCTTAATCTTAATCGGGTCAACATTTCTTAGGTCTACAATACCTAATTTTGGTCGTGACGAATCAACGACCTTATGGAAGTAAATTCTTCCGTCTACATACCACTTTCTGAATAATTCATGAGAGTTCTGATTGAACTTCATTATAGATAAGATGTGATTAAACTCTTCTTGTATCTTAGTTTTGATACTGTCAGAGAGCTTTACATCTCTGAGGTCGAGTGATACTATCTTATCTGAAGTGTCAGAAGTGATACACTCATTAACTATATCTTCGATTGCCGAATCACACTCGGGAACCAAAGAGGTTTCGCGGTATCTTCGAATGAGTTCTGCCTCATTCTTGATACCACCTTCCATATCGACATACGACCCATAGGCTGCACCTGATATGAAACCACTTTGTTGTTCAATGACGGGGGTTCCGTCATCGTCAACGGGTGGCACAAAGGACTTTTGGTTTTTGTCCTCTGTTGCTCTTAATTCTTCCCTTTTACGGGATATTTCAAACCCAAATAATTCCATACTAATATTTATACTCCCTTTTTAGGGGGTATGTCACTTTGATTTAAAGGACTCTTTCCCAGTGAGAAAAAGTAAAGTCAACTGTAAATTCCTCTAGTGCATCAACTGTATCATATGATAATTCGATTGCACCTATTGCTTTAGGGAACATGTTGAAAAACTCGTATCTCGCAAGGACTGAGTCATCTTTGTTAAGTTGTTCTACGAACGCTCTAGAAATAAGATAGTCTGTAGAGGTTGAACCTTCACCACTATCTAAGGCTTGAATTTCTTCTTGCCATGCTTCTAGACCACTTCTAACTGAAAACTCAACATCGTTGATTACTGTAATCTGCCAATCTTCGAATGTTCTTTCTCCAGCAAGTTTAAGGTTATGTCCTCTGAAAGGAACAATAACTTCTCCTAAAGTTCCTGCTGGGATATTAGCAGCTTTGCACAAGAATTCAATTTTGTTTCCAGCTCTTGGAATGAAAACTTTAAATCTGTTGGCTCTTGGGCCTCCACCTATAAGTTGTGCTTTAAATTGGTCTATACTTGCCATTTAGTTCTCCTTAAACTGCACTGTAAATCTCTTCAAAGTCTACACCACTTCTGGCTGCGACAAAGTTGAGAGTTATAAAGTTAATACTTCTAGCAGGTTTCACAAAGATAGAACAAACGAATTCGTTTCTATCTATTACAGTATCAGTGTTGTTTGTTTCGTCACATAATACTGAGAAATCTACTAATCCACGTCTATTCTTAACATCTCTTAAGAAAGGTTCTACTGCAGCTCTAAATTGCGCTCTTGTGAATGCATCGTTGAATTCAAAGAGTTGTGATTTAGCAGCTGTTGCGATTGCTTTTTCAAGAACAATGAATAACCTTCTGACATTGATTCTATCGAATGCTGAAGGTGATGATAAAGCTGTTTTATCACCGAATAATACTGTTCCTTGACCTGCGAATGTGCATACTGGGTTAATTCTTGCACGATATAAGTCATCTCTTGATGATTGTGAAGGATTAAATGCAAGTTTAGTAATACCTAAGTATTGACCTCTTGAGAAACCAGCAGGTGAGAACCATGGGTCACGCAACAAGTCTGACCTTGCCATTATCCCTGATGTATGTCCGTTAGCAGGAACATAACAGTATTTGTCGTTGTATCTATCGTATGAATATACCCAACCACTGTCTAACACTGCATATGAGGAAGAAGTGACTGAAGCAAAATCAGCAATAACATTTGAAGATTGTGTTGATTCACTTGAAACACCTACGACACTTGCACGTCTTGGTGAAGCAATAACCATACAATCTTTTCTGTTTTCTGCGATTTGAATGATATTATTTACGATAGTATTATGGTCTGCAAGAATATCTTGTGAATTTCCTGAACCATCATCTGTTCTTGTAGAACCTACGATTAAGAATGAAACGTCTATTGTTTCTGCATCACCGAAATGGTCTGTATATGCACCATGTTTCTCTCCAGCAGTTGGGATTCTTCCGTCAACACCACCACCTAGTGATACGTTGATTACTGCAGAAGGTCTTCCGAAAGCTGTTGTTGCAGATGTTAAATGTGTTCTTTCTTCGTTTGCACTAGTCAATAAGTCGGTTGAGTGACCTGACCAGTAAACATACTCTGATTCTCTTGCAATTACGTTTTTGTAGTAGTTAGATTGTCCTTGACTATCTTTACTATCTGTCGCAAGAGATACGAAACCATAAGTTTCTAAAATTGTGTTCTGAACTCCTGAGAACAGTCCGTCTTCGTCTGATATTACGATATGAAGTTCATCGTCTGAACCTCCAGCAGATGTTGCTGTTCCTGACTTAGCAGGTGCTTTATCGAAAGAGTTATAAAACTCCCAATATCTATCTACGTTTGCACCTGAAGCTACAGTTGCAGTTAGACCTGTTCCAGCAGGTTGTCCGATTGCTTCGACTACGATTGAAGTTCCATCGGGAATTGAAGTCACTCTATATTCTGTATTGTGACCTGCGAATTTAACGATATCTCTTACAAACATACCTGAAGAATCATTTACTGAGATAGTTGTTTGTCCAACTGATTCTTGTCCTGAAAGTGTAGTCACTGCATCGTTGAAATATGCATCTGATGACGCACATACTGAAACTTTTAGTGAATTACCTAATGAACCTGCGTGTTTTGCAATCCAATTACCAACTGTTCCGTTTTGTGAACCATCTTGGTAAGTAGATACATACTCGTCATTATTCTTTAGTAATGCAGTTCCACTTGATGCGTTTGCATTGTTTAACCCAGTTGAGTTAATTCTTACGACTCTTAGTGAAGAACCATATTTAAGGAATGCTTCTGCTGAATAGAAGTCTTCTGCTCCAGCGTCAGTATTAGCTGGTTGATAGAAATTATCGACTAAACCCTTTGCATCTGAAACTGTTATAACTTCATCAACAGGGCCCCATTGGAATTGTCCAGCAAATGCACCTGTAGTAGATGAAACGGCTGGAACAACATTTGTCAGGTCTATCTCTTTTACCTGAACGCCTGGTGATACTTGAAATGCCATACTTTTACTCCTGTTGTATTAAAAGTTGTTTACTGTTTTATTTATAACTTTATAAAACTCAACAAACTATAATTTCAATGGAACGTCCATTGATTTATGATACCATCTATCCCCCTCACTATCTACAAAGGATTCTTGTTGATTTCCTCCGTCAAAAACCCCTGGCGGTAGTAAGTCGTCTTCGATTAGTTTCTGTTGTTCTGAATACAATAAATCCTTAACTGCTGTATCTGTTAAGTGAACAAAGTATTCAGTTGTCACAAACCAACTAAACAATACCAAATTCATGACCATATCGTCATTATATCCTCTATCTGCTTCCCAACTATTACCTTTATGCACAAAAGTCATTAATTCTGTAATAGTATATCGGTCATTCAGAACAAGTCTATTTTCTTCCAATAATTCTTTCAGTGTAGAACAACCGATACGTTTAATCTTTCGGGACATAGTCACTCCTATGTCCTCTGCTTTTAACTGTCCTTGGACAAAAACATTCGGATATTCGATATCGTAGTGCAACTGA